GGATCATCACAATATACTGTATCTTTCACAAACCCATTTAAACAAACACCGACTGTAGTAGTGACTCCAACAACACAACAGACAGGAGATTTCTTTGAACTTGCTAATATAAGTAGGACAGGTTTTAAAGTCACATTTAAAAATGGAACTGGAAGTGCAGCACTCGCTAGATCCTTTGTATGGGCAGCGTCAGGCTTTGGTAAGGAGGTCACATAAATGAGTAATACACATGATTTCGATATAGGAAATGCCGTAGGAGCGACTTTTAGAGCAGACTTAAATCTTTGTTTAGGTGATATTCAATCATCTAATAGTGGTTCTTCTGCTCCCTCTACTACTGTTGCTTATAAAATTTGGGCTGATACTTCAAATAATTTATTAAAAATTAGAAATGCTGCTAATAACGGTT